TGTCCCTGTTACTGTGATTGTAGCAGGAATAGTAATTGGTCCTGCAAGAACACCATTTTCAATAGTTTGTGTTCCATCAATCGTTGCCGCTTGATTTTTTATAAATTCATCCGGTGATGTCTGTCCTCCAATATATTGGATTCCATTTACTACTGCAGTCATAATTACTCCTACGTACTAATTTGGTCGATGAATGAAGTAATTACATCTAAACTAGATGCGGTATTACTAACTGCTTCTAATACATCGCCATTTTTTAAAACAATCTTCGCGCCGCCTTGGATTAATTCAATAGCTGAATTAGGTGGTATAACAACTCCTTTTGCTAAAAAGAAATCATTACCGCCATTTGCAATTTTTACATCGACTTCAATTGTAGAAGCTGTAACATTACAACATCTGATACCAATAACTGCATCGAAGTCTCCGCCAGTTACTAAAGTAGTATCACCTGTTCCAATTTGTCTTTGAAGATCATTTCTGAAATTTTGTGCCATACTTTTTTCCTTATAATGCCACCGCCATTGCTAAAGCAAAACCTGCGCTTGCTGCTCCGACTGGTGTTCCTGTTGCGTCTAAATAGACAGATTTGCTAGCTGGTAATGTACAGAATACATCTTTAGTGCCTGCAGAAAAATTTACTGCTGCATCTGAATTAGAACTGGAGATAACTGTAGTTCTAGTTAGATTTGCACTTGTTCCGTCTAGTGTACCTAGACCAACTTCAAATTCACTTGTTCCTTGATTAAATATACAATAGTAAGTCGTATTGTTATTTCCAATACCTTGTGCAAAAGTTTCAAAGCCAGTCACTGCTGCTCCAAGTGCAAACGCACCTGTACCAGTAGTTGTACTATTTACTTTTACTCTATCATTTATTACTAACGCCATTTAATCTCCTTATGATGTTATACTTATAATCGCATTGCTTGGTGTAGCAGGATCAGGGAACGAAATAGTGAAGTCACCATTTGTTGCTGTCTTGTCACCACCAAAATCCAATACCACAACTAATTTGTCAGAGCTAGTTGTATTATAAATAGCTGCGAACGCTGCAGTAAAAGTAGCGCTAGAAAAAGTTGTATCAGTAAAATCAATTGCAGTTGTTGCTGTTGTTGCAGTTACTGTTTGACCTGTTAACGTATTTCCACCAGAAGGATAGTTAGAACCACCTCCTGAACTTACTTCACTTGTTGCAGAAAAAACTGTGCTTGATGTTGTGTATGGATTAGCTGTATATAACGCTATCTTAAAAGTATTTCCACCAGATGCAAAGTTATGCGTTCCTGATGCGAGTTCACCTTTAAATGCGAATGGTACAATATTTGCCATGTGTTATCTCCTTATTTATTACTTGATGGATTTTTGGATTCTAGAACGGTACGAATAACCCCATCTTGATATTCGTCTCGGCGTCTTCGACCTTGTTGTTCGATCGCATACGATAATAAAGCTTTTTCATAAGCTTGTGAATAGTATTGTAACATATCTGCAGGACCTTTCAAGTACCCATATGCATTCACAAGAGATCCATATAAAATAAGATCTTGATATTTATTTGATAAAGAGGTTCCAGTTCCACTGACTGTGGCATCTGTTAGACTAACTGGCTCTTTATTATAGGCTAAAGTAATACTATATGTTTTATCAGGAGTAGGCGCTACTACCCAAAAATCTTCATCCCAATTAGCATAATATTTAGGTATATCAACAGAACTTGTTCCTGGTTCTGCATAATATTCAGCCATAAAACTTGTATCTCTTTGCTCTAGATAAAATTGATCTCCTGCTGAATTTGTAAGTTGAACATATCTAATTAATCTTAAATCTGCAGGTATAGTTACGTATCGATTACCTACAATTAAATTTGATGTTGCATAATGTCTGTCTTGATCCGAATCAACTTCTCTATAAATCTTATTTTCTGCATTTTGTATAAATCTATTTACAACAGAGTCTGTAAAAACATTACTTCCTACTTCTGTGTAACCTCTAATATCTGTTTGTAAATCTGTTAAAGTATATGCCATTATCCGTTTACTACCTCAAGTGTTACTGGTCCTGCTGAACAGTTATCTCCTCCACCTTGTATATTACCTGACGTTGCATTACTAGTGCTTGTTATATAAAAATAATTTATAGGAGTTGTTAAAGAATCTGTTGTTGTAGCTCCTGTAACATTTCCTGCTGAATCAATTTGACCTAATGCAATAGTAAAGCCATTTGCATTATTTAAATCACTTACATTATCAAAAGTAGGTATATTTATAAAAGCTTGTAAATTTCTTTGATCAGCTTCATCTGATCCACCTGCACCTGCAGTTGTTACAACAGGAGGTCCTCTAAATCTTACAACATCTCCTGCACTTCTTTGATGGTCTTCTGAAAAAACATTTACATAAGTTGTGCCTGCATAAATTACAGACTCAAAAGGATTATTAGATAATAATATTAAACTTGTTTTAGAAGCTGGTTGTGGTCTTGGATTAAATAAAGCTTGTGGATCTGATCCAACAGGTTTTGGTTCTAATTGTGGTTGCTTTGCTTCGTACTCTGAAGTGTGAACTAAAGATCCATTCCATTCTCTAACCATTTCAGTATATGGAAATGCCATACCTGATCGATCAGAAATTGCTAATGATCTTTTACCTGATGCATACTTACCCATTATACTCCATCTCCATAAAATGTTTGTGGTGAAATGAAACTAGATGTACCTTGATTATCTGCATCAAGTGCTCTTAACATTTCACTTTCATAAATTCTCTCTAACTCTTGTGTTCTTTCAGGTGAAACTTTCATACTTAAATAGTATGCAAGTCCTGACATCATACAAGGATAAAATCTATTTACTACATCTGCTGTATAAGAATAGCCACCAACATCTTGTATCTTTGCTAAATAATAAAAACAAAATTGAAAATTAGAAGGTGTTGTTGCATCAGAAACTGAAGAACTTGGTGTTGTATATAAAAATATACTTGGATTTAATTTTCTCTCTACGTAATATTGTGAAGGTGTACCTTTTGTTAATTTATTTGGTGTAGCGGAATATGCTGATCTATCTATCTTGGTAAGTGATACATCTACTGGAGCTGTTGGTGTAGAATTATTTCTATAATAAGCTTCTAATACATCACTTATATCATTTGGAAAATTATTTGAATCAGCTGCATAACTATATTCAGCTTGACCTAATACTAAAGGTACTTTAGCTAATTTTACTTTCCATAAATGTACACCTCTATTTCCCCATTCTTGAAATAAAATATTTAAAGATCGTCTTGCAGATCTTAATTGATAACCTGTTCTTGTTCCTAATACACCTGTTCTTTCATAAGCTTCCTCAATAATATCATCCATTTGAGGATCAAATTCTGTAGTGCCTGATGTGGGAGCAATGGTTTGAGCAGCGTTACCCATACCACTATGAACAGAACAATAATAAAATAATACCGGAGCGCCGGTATTTTTAACTGGTGCAACATTTATTGTTGTGTTTGCGCCTGAAGCACCTGGAGTTCCTGTTGTTGTTACTCCAGTTGTATATTCTACACCTGCTGGTGTTGCATGTGTTCCATTATCAGTAGTTGAAAATCTGAATGGATGACCTGTGTTAGAAGAGTCTGCTTGATCAAATATATATGTGTTTCCTTCATCTAAATAAAGGACAACATTGGCCTCACCGTTAATATAGTATTTATTACCGGTACCATATTTATTAGTGCCACTTGCTACAGTGACTGTATAAGTAATCGTGGCCATTTAAATTCCTAGCCGAATGTAAATGTTACTTTATCAACATTCGTTAACGTTGCGTGTACATCAGTTTCAAATCTAATTCCATCACCTGGAATGTTAATTTGATAAGCAGTTTCTTGTCCAGCTGTAGATGCACCTAAAGGTGTATCAAATATTGCTTTTGAAGTTCCGCCTGTTCCACCGTCTTTTAATTCGATAGATCCTGCTGTTGTGTCCGCAACAAAATAAATAGCTAACAATCTAGCTGGTCCTGCCGAAACAGTTCCAGTTTCAATTAATCTTTTTGTTAATACGTTTGAAACATATGTTCCCATTAATATCTCCTGTTAAATTTTGTGTGGGCCGAAGCCCACACTTAATTAATTATTATACTGCTGTTGCGTCTGATAAGTTGTTAGCTTGAACATACGTAAAAGTAACACTTACTTGACCTGTAGTTGCAGTAGTTCCTGCAGCTATAAGAGTCGCTGTAATTTGTGTATCAGCATCAAATCTATCAGCTTCATCTAAAGCGCCGTTAGCTATAGAAGAAGTTTCTCCTAAAGTTTTAACGTCAGTATTAGCTATAAAATATGCAGCTGTTCCTGTTTTTCCAACTGAAACAGTTGCTGTAGTACCTTGGTTACTTACTACTGCAACTCTAATTGTAGTTGTAAGTAGTTGTGAGTTTTTTGGTATTACACCTACGTTGTAAGTAGTTGTTCCAGCTGCGACTGCTGCATCAATCAAAATTGATTGAGACATTACAACTTGACCAACGTTTGCAACGTTATCACCAAGTGTTGTGCCTGTAGTGTTTGAAATCGTTCCCGCTCTTATAGGTCCCGAAAATGTCGTGTTTGCCATATTATATTCCTCCTAGAATATGTAAATATAGTCCTCTAGGGCTGTCGACTATACGCGTCTATATTTACTTGTTTGTTATTAATGTATAGTGCTTAAAATATATATGATTTTTATATAGAGTGCAAGGGATTGCGTTGTGAATGTACGTATTTCGACGATGTAGCGTTTTATTAAGTAGCTACTGATACTTCGGGTGCTGCACCCTCAATTTTATTTGTCTGGTGAGCTCTCATAG